GTGGTTTTAACGGCGGGTTTGGCGGTGGCTTGAATATGCCAAACGTCACTCAAATCATGACAGGCGCTAACGCAAGCCTTGGCGCTGGCACTCCCGGCATGGTGAGGCTCTAATGGCGATTAACACTGTAGCATTGATGGAGAACATGCCCGATCCGGGGCAGGCTTTCGCGCAAGCATTCCAGCAAGCGCAGCAACAGCGCGTATTGCAGCAACAGCAACAAGCGCAAATGGATCAGCAACAGCGTTTTGCGCAATGGCAAGAGCGCCTTCGTACTGATTATAGACCAGAGACCTTGGCGCAATTTGGCCTTGAGTTTCCACAGCAAGCCAAAGCCGTGCAAGAGGCATTTGCGCCATTGCAAAAGGCAGAGCGTGAAAACCGGTTTAAGTTCAATTCGCAAGTGTTTGACGCGCTTTCGAAAAAGGACGTTGGCCGCGCAAAAGAGATTTTAACGCAACGTATCGCAGCGGCTAAAAACACGATGGGCCGTCAACGTGAAGTAGAAGAGTTGGAATATTGGCTTCCTGAATTGGACCGCGATCCAGACGCGGCTATTTCAGCTTTAGCCAAGACCATGTATTTCGATGATGCCGAGGCTTACAAGGCGCTGTATGCCACTGGCAAAGGCGAAATGACTGGATTCCAAAAAGACCTTATCGCGGCGGGCGTCGATCCAACCAGCGAAGAAGGCAAGGCCAAGGCCAAGGAATACGTTGGTCTAAAGATCGATCCGATCGTGCAAATGCCGACGCCACAAGGAACCCCGTTTATTGGTCGGCAATCTGAATATTTCCGCCGGTATGGGGATAGTGCTCCTGCACCGCAACCCAAGCCGATCCCTATCGTTGGTGAGGTAAAGAACGGCTATCGTTTTAACGGTGGTGATCCGTCAAAGCCTGCCAACTGGTCTAAGGTATCCGACAAGCCTTTGAATGGCGTACCTGCCCCTAAAACGGGTGAGAATGGTATGCCTGCAACACTTACACCCGCGCAATATCAGGCAACGGTGCAATCGTTGGGCAAGGCAAAGACTGACGACTGGATGCGCCGGAACAACATTACAGTGAGTGGGCGTTAACATGGCCGAACCGCAAGCAATGCCTTGGGAAGAATACCAGTCCACGCCTACGGGTGGCGGGCAAGGTGTGGTTATTCCTGCTGCTCCTGAAAAGCCACGTGAAGCGCCTAGCGGGTTTCAGGCCGTTGACGGTGGCCTTGCTCCTATTACTGGTGGCCCTGCCGATCCTGCCGTTATTGCGGCACAAGCGGCTGCTCGCAAAGGTGGTGAAGGTAAGACCGCAACCGAAATCGAATTGCAGGCCAAAGGTGAAAGCGCGCAAAAGCGTGCTGATACTATTCGTTCGATTATGGGCCGCGTCGAGGACTTGTATAAGGCCGACATTGCGGGCCAGCCTGCATCGCGTCTCGGTGGTTTAACGGAATACATCGGAAGCCTACCAAAGAATGACCGCTTCAATGCGGCATCAAACGCTATGCTTCCTTTGATCCGCCCATTGGTGGCCCAGTCTGCCAAAGAAGGTGATAGCGATAAGGAAATGCAGGTCTTTATGGCCTACATTCCGCAATCCTCTGATAGCGACATTGCTATTGAGGAAAAGCTGAACATGCTGAAAACGCTTATCGGCGGCATGGTTGACGGCAAAGTGCCAAGCCAAGTCACCGCCGAAGTGTTTGACAAAATGCGCCAATCTGAAGGCCAGCCCTTCACATACGACGGCGTAACCTATCAGCAAGGTCAAGGCGGTGGCACTCCGCCGCCCGTACCAACCGAACCTAGCTTTTTGGAGCAGTTGGGCCAAGGTACGATGCAAGGCCTTGGCTCAATGGCTGAAGGCGCTGGCGACGTCCTTGGGATTGTCGGCAATCCTTTGAATGCCACAATCAATGCGGCAACAGGCTCCAATCTTTCGACCGATCTAGGGCAATCGTTCCGCGAGGGTCTAGGCCTGCCCCAAAACCGCAATGAGATGGCAAACGCCATCATTCAAGGCGCAACGGGTGCAATGACTGGCGCGGGTGCTGCTGGCGCGATGGCTCGGACATTGCCCGGTGTAGCTGGGCGTGCGGCTGGGGCTATGGCTGCGCAACCTATCCAGCAAGTTGCGGGTGGCGCTGGTGCAGGTGCTGGGGCTGAATTTGCACGTGAACAAGGCGGTGGCCCTGTCTCACAAACCGGCGCTGCATTGCTTGGCGGTGCAGCCGGTTCCGGTGTGGCAGGGATTACACAAGCCCTCGCCGCACCACGTGCCGCAATGCCCGCTGGTGTTGCCGCTGCCGAACGCGCAAACATTCCTGTAATGACGTCGGACGTTGCACCGCCTACCACGTTCATGGGTAAGGCTGCGCAGTCTGCTGGTGAGCGTATTCCTATTGCCGGAACTGGCGGTATGCGTGCGACACAACAGGAAGCCCGCGTGCAAGCGGTTAAAGACGTGCTTTCGGAATATGGCGCGGGTGCTGAAGGATTGCCTGAAAAGGTATGGTCTAGCCTTGCTGCTAAGCGCAGTGCGGACTTGACGAAATATTCCGATCTCAAAAAGCAGGTTGTCGGCGCATTGGATAGTGCAGGTGAAGTACCTGTGCCATCGGCAACGACCGCTATCGACGAAGAAATTGCAAGGCTTTCACGGATTAGCCCTGAAGGTTTTGCGCCTGCTGTCGCTATTATGCGCCGATGGAAGTCGGACCTGCAAGGCAAGTCTCTTGCTGACATTGAAGTTTTGCGCAAGCAGATTGGCGAAGAGTTTAAGTCGCCTGAATTGGCGGCTGTTAGCGGTGAAGCGCAAAAGAGCTTGAACCGTATCTATGCGCCGCTGCGAGATGACATGACTTCGTTCATTCGTGCAAACGGTGGCAGCAAAGAAGCTAACAAATGGATGATTGCCAATAAGCGACTGTCTGAAATGGCGGGCGAGTTGGATAAATCCTCGTTGAAGTCTGTCTTGCGCACGGGTGATGTAACGCCGGAAGCCGTTAATCGCTTGCTATTTAGCCAAAAGCGCAGCGACGTTGCGGCGCTTTATCGCAACCTTACGCCACAAGGCCGCGCCAATGCTCGGGCGGCTGTTATGGACAAGGTATTCCAAGACATTGGCGGCGATCTGGATGCTATTAGTCCAGAACGCTTTATCACTGCCGTTCGCAAGCAAGGCAATGCAATCGGTGTGATGTTTGACGCCGAAGAAGCTGCAAAGCCGGTCGGAGCCGCGCGCCCCTCAGCCTGCCCGAACTGCTGATAGTGCATTTGCGCATACTGTTCCGGCGTCTGGATTTCGCCAGTCGAAACAAGCCGCTGCGCTTCCGCTGCTACATCGGGATTTTGCGCAAGATACGCAGCCGGACTAAATGCGCCACCACCCGCACCAGATAGCGAAAGCAAGCCCTGCAAGCCGGTGTTGCCGCCCTGCACATACGGCGCAAGCAATTGCTGCACCTTGTCGAATTGGCGACGTTGCTCTGCGATGGCGGCTGCATTGGCTTGCGTCTGTGCATTGGCGGCAGACTTTTGCGCGCCACCGCCAAGGATAGCACCACCAATCGAGCCAATAGCGCCAATGAGTGCGCCTAGCATATCAGTTCAAACCTTTAAGGGATTGGAGCATCTGTCACCTTTCACAGGTGGCCTACTGGCTGGCCAGATACTCAGTGGCGACACTGTAACACGCCATAGACGCGGGATCAAGCGTGCAAAAAAATGCCCCCGGTCGCGCCAACGACCAAGGGGGCAAGCATTGATTTGAAGCCCAATGCACCTGATGACTACAACGCAAACGGGGCGGCTGTCAAGTCACCTCACGCCCGCTAATCCGCAGCGTCAACGTATTGGATGCGCTTGCCAGCGTGGAAATAAATCCGCCCGGTTCGAGAATGTGACCAACCAATTCGGGGCAGGTGTAGCACTCACCCGCTGCAATCGCCCGCGCGTCAACGATCAGGTTGGCATCACTTGCCGCGCCGCCATTTGACACAAGGTTAGCGGAGAACGTCGCCGTTGTGGCAGTCGTGTTGGTGATCGTCGCCTTGTCGATAATCGCACGCGTTCCCGTTGGCGATACGTACTGCGTCGTTTGCGCGTTCTCGGCAAACTTGGCAGGCACAAGCGGTTTGACATTCACAGACATAAATCACCTCATTCGCTAATGTTGTCAGTCACAGACAAAAGCACAGACGGAATAGCAGGATGAACCGCCGTGGCAGGATCGGCATACAATCCCAAAGCGGTGTCTGTGACTTCCCACATCAATTCAAAGTAGTCGCCCGGCTCCATCCTTTGCAGGAAGTTCCAAGCTGCCACTTGCTCGGTGTTGTTTCCGGCAATTCTAAGCACCGTGGCGCTGTTAGCGATGTCAGTTCCGTTTACCCGCAACCACACCCATGCTTGATGTGTGCCGCCCGCCGTGTTTTGAAACTGCGCCGAAAACTGTATGTTGTAGATACCTTGACGCTCAACATAAACGCGGCTTGCAGGCGTTCCGATACGAACATCTTGCGCTTCACCCGTGGCGTTGAACGTCATGCCATAAGCGGTATTGATTGCCGCCGCTGTCTGATCGGCAGTAGACCAAAACCAGCCATAAGCGTTTCGCGTCACATGGGTTTGCGTAACCGGTTCGAGCCAATCGATAGGCTGCACAGGTTCGACAGAAGGCGCGGGCGCTATCAGGTCCAGCGTGTCAGCAATGCGCTGCAATTGCGCCAACGCCTCATTTGCGCTGGCATTGGCAACACCGGCAGAAACGTCCACGTCTTGAAACGATGTGTCGTTTGTCACCTGTTGCGTAAATAACCCTTCGATAGCCTTGATGGCCTCAGGGTCATTGCCGACAAAGCGCGCAATCTGGTTACGGGATAGGCGTAACTGTCCTACCATGCCAAAGGCTCTAGCGTGGCTTCTAAACGTGCGAACGAGATATGCGCATCAGAAGTGCCCTGAAAGCGTTGTACGCGCCTATCGTTCATCTTGCCTTGCCGGAGCCACACCAACCGCTTGGATGTAGCGCCTTGAACGCCTGCGCTGATTGTACGCGGGATAGACCACGAACGCCCGTCAATGCTGTACGAAGTCGAGATAACCGGATCGATGCCAAGCGCCACAGAACCGGTAAGCCCGAACAATTCCAGCCGGTTGAACAATGCGCCCGCGCCTTCGTTGTACACGATCATCGTGCCAAATTCCCAGCGCACCTTGTCACCGTAATGCGTGGAGATTGTGCGGGTTAACGTGCCCATCCGTGCCGCCAAAGGATCGGCACAAACCCATTGATTGAACGCGTAGACAAAATGCCGCCCGCGATATTGCGCAAAGCCTTCAAGCGCCGTTGTCAGCACAAACCAAACAGGTTCTTGCAACACTTGGCTGGCCATTGCGTCATAGACCAGCGTCCGGTCTGGCAAGTGCAGATATAGGAAGTTGTGCGAGCCTTCATTGCGCGCTTCAAGGATAGCCGTGGAAAGCTGTTCCTCGGTGTACGCCTCTAGCAGCGTGTCAACTTCATGCGTGCTGATCTTGAGCGCGTTTCCGTTTGCGCCGATGTAGACGGATGGCTGCTCGTTAAAACCACCGCCGAGGAACGCAATCGCTTCCATATAGACGCAGCACGCATCCTTGCCGATGCAGCCCTTTTCAATTTGCGCGCCTTCGATACGCTGGAACGGGAATAGATCACCGCCGATGTTATCAAAGAACTCCACCGTATGACGGTTAAGCGCCGCAACCTCATTGCGCAGCTTCAGGATGGCGACCACCGGATCGGGATCGGCTTCAGACGAACCGTACTTTAGCGGATTAACCGACAGCGGATCGCCCAACTCGGTAACGACCAGAAACTCGCCGTCGGTCGTCATGAAATAGCCGTCAACCCAAAGCACGTCATTGACCAATCCAAGGTCAGTATCCGTGTTCTGGCGCAAACCATCGACCGGATTATACAGCCACAGCTTGCCATCGGACGACACAGCTAGATCATCAAACCCGTAATCCATCGTTGCCGGTGTCGGGTCATTGCCGACAAAGCCGATAACCGTCTCGTTACCGTCCTCGTCCATCGTGCAAAGGTTGCTACCGTTGACCGCATAGAGAACGCCATTCCAGACGATTGTACCACGGCATACGCCCGATGGTGTGGCCCACTGTACCAAACCATCAGCAGGCCTTAGATAGCCTTTGGAAACCCCGCTATCCTTTGGCACAGGGACGAGGTTAACCGGCAGCGACGTGCGCAAAGCCGGATCACCATCCGCGTAGATGCCAGTCAGAAGCGGGATTTGCATTACAGACCACTGCCTGGTGTAATCAGCAGATTGCCGTCAGCAGCCGTTGCAATCGTGCGCAACACTTTCAAGCCCGAACCGACATAGATACGGATTTGCGAGTTTGGCAGGATCGGCATACCCGTTGACGTAGTAGGCGCGGTGCCGGTGGGCGGTGATGCCTCACTGGCATACGTCGTCAGCATCACATGCACGCGGGCTGTGGCGCTGGTATTGGTCAACACAATGCCATCGCGGTCTTTCGGCAACACCACCGCAGACGTGGCGCTAGTGGCGTTTACAACCGAAGTTGTCGAACCCCATGCGGGTGTAAAAGGACGTTCCATCAGCCTACCTTCCATACGAAACCGTCCGAAAAGACCGGAACGGCATTAGAGCCACCGCCAACAAGCGAGGCGTTAAAACTTGTCGAATTAGCATCAGTCACAAACGCCCGTGCCCCCGCCCCAGCCGTTGCAGCCGTGGGCAGATTGGCAACCGTCGTCGCATTGGTGGCGATGTAGGACACCGCCCGCAGCGAACTAAACGCCGTGCTTAGGAACGTCACAAGCGTCGTTAGCGAGAACTTGCGGCTGTCACCTTGCGATGACGACCACAGCGGCACTTGATCGCTTGCCGTTACCGCATCCACCGCAGAAAGCTGGTTAATCGTCGCCATTATTTGAACTCCAAAAGGCTATCAGGGCCAGCCGTAAGTCTGTCACGCGGATCTGGCAGATACGTGCCGTCATAACGCCAAGGCTTGTTACCCGCGCCCGCTGGCATGGCTGGCAATTGCATTTCAGCCGGTGCCGAATGAAGGTTAAGCAGCGTGTTAAATGCCCGCTTTGCACCCGCGTTTGTCGCAGACATAACCTGCTTGCCGTAGCTTGGCGCAAGGCGTGCTGCGAGGTTCAAGACAACCGCTTCCCATGCACTATCCGGCACGGCGGTTTCGTCTGTCAGAGAGCCGGTAGCAGGTCCGCTGGGGATAGGATAGCCGATACGGATACCCTTAGCGTTCCACTCCGCCATCATGCCGTCCAAGCGCCGCATTGCGCCGGTCAATTCCTCCGCCGTCGCATCATAGGCGTAAGACGCGAGGCCAATCTCCTCAAGCGCCCCGTTAATGAAGTCGCGGCGGGTGTAAGTCATTAGATCGCCCCTGCAATGCGTTGCGCCAGAACCGTGTCACTTGTCCGCGCGTTGAACCCGATGCCCAATTCCTTGGCCTTCTGTTCCAATTCGTCGCGGGTGGCAGGCGATACATCGTCGATAGCCTCTTGAGCTTCGATAACCTCTTGGATGACGGCTTTAGCTTTTACGCCTGCAATCGCTTCCGGCAATGTCAATCGCCAGCCTGCTTTGATTGCCGCGTCCAATGCGCCCGCGTCATCAACGCCTTTGTAATCGTACGTGTGCCCGCCAGTTGCACGATGCAAGCCGGGGGTCTTGTAAACGATGGTAGGGAAGTCGGTCATATCCATTCCTCTTTAAAATGGGGCGGTGAAAGAGGATAACACCGCCCCATCCCAACCTTACGGTTGACCGAAAAGAATGATGCCGTTCTGTTCCGGATTGGTGTTAACCACCCCGTAAAGAACGTCCAGCGTGTAGAGGCTGGTGAAGGTCGAGTTATCGAACTTCTTGCCCATCACAACTTCGATGCCCTGATCGGTCGTGCCGCGCATGATGTCCACGCCTTGACCATCAGGAACCGCATAGCGTCCGGGCAGCAGTTCAATGCTGTTCTTGTGCCAGAACGGGTTTGCACCGGTTGCGTTGTCGTTCAGCCAATTGATCGCAGCCGTGCCCGAAGTCGAGGCGACATTGATGTTCTTGTACTGAAGTTCGGCAGCAGTTGGCGACGAGTTGGCACCAATCATTGGCGGGCTGATAACCATCGTGGTTCCAGATGCCACCGAGATAACGCGGAACGTCTTGAGCTGTCCCGTGCTTTCCTTTGTGATCTGATGCACCGCTTCGATACCGGCGATGGTGAAGCAGTCACCGGCAACCACGTTGGTCGTGCTGGAAACCGTCACGGTCTGATAGCGGTTGTCGACGTTGTTACCGTTGGCATCCACGTTGTCAGGAACGTAACGGACCTGTGCGCCGTTGGTTGCAATGGTGATCGAACCACCACCGGCAGCCGCAGTGATACGCTTTCCAGCGTCGATCTTGTACGTCTCGAAACCAGCAACCATGCCAACGTAAGAACGCTCGTAAGCGGTCGTGGGCTTGCCGGTCATGGTCTGACGTGATGCCAGATTACCAGCGAGGCCGTTGTAGTCGCGGGTCGTCAGTGCAAGATAACGGTCGCCTTCCATCACGCCCTGCTCGTTCATGATGCTTTCAGCGAGCGCGATGTCATCATAATCGCCAGCAGCGCCAGTGATCGGAACAACAAGCGTGCCCTGAAGCGAAGCAACATCACGCACCTTTGTGTTGATGTCCGATGCAAGGCGCTGATATGCAGCAGTGCCAAGGCGGCCTTCCTGCAAAGCGTCACGCAGTTCGAGCGCGTTCATGTTCCAAGTTACGTTCTTCTTTTCAGTCAAACGCGAAGGAACCGAAAGCTGGGTTGCATCCTGTGCAGTGACAGCCGAACCAACGGTGCGGTCTTGGCTGGTCAGGATGTATGGCATTGGACGCCAAATGGTGTCGTTTGCGCGTTCCATCAGTTCGCCGTTGGTGCCAAACTTGGCAACATTGCGCGAGATAACCATTGCGTCGTTGAAGCCTTCAAGAATGCTTTCAAACGCTACGCGCTCTTCCTTCGAAAAATTGTTACTCATTTCAACACCTTATTGAAATGGGCGTAATGGCCTTTGTCGTTCAAATACTCAGCGGCTCGCAGAAGTATCTCTGGATCATCTTTGAGGTTTCCTATTCCATGGTTACAACCACGGCACAAAAGACCTCTAACTTCACCAGTCGCATGATTATGATCAACCGTAGCAGCATCTTTCTTTCTGCCTCTCGGTGCCATTTCATACTGGCATATCGCGCATTTCCCATTTTGGGCCTGCCACATCTCGTTAAAGTCGGCAGGCGTAAGGTCATACGTTTTTAGATTACGTTTCCACCTGCTTACAGCAGCGCCCTCACGTTGATAATATTCAGGCATATAGGCAGCGTTGTAATCCTTGATATGTTCAGCATTCTTTTCACGCCATGCGCGACTATATTCACGAACTTTCTCGCGATTTTCCTCACGCCAGCGCTTCATGCGCTTCTTTTGAGCCTCCTTTGCATTTTCAGACTTGGCCATAGATAGCCCTAGCGAATACAGAAAAGGGCTTAGATGCCCGGTTCGGAACTCGCCTATTCAGGTCGGCGGCTACCTATGGACTGCGCGTTTATAGCCGCGCGAAGGCTTGGGGCGATGTTTAACACGCATCGCCCCGATGTGCAAGCTAGGCCCGCATAGACCGCTTGTAAGCCATCACCTTGCTAAAGTCGCCAGTCTTGGCAGCGTCTTCACGCAACCGTTCCAGCGTGTTGTCTGTGCTGGCAACGCCCGTGCCGGTGGGAACCGAAACCGTGCGCTCAGGCGATGTTGCAGGCTTGCGGGTCGTCTTCACGTTCAATTCCAATCGCACAGCTTCAGCCACAAATTCGGCATAGTCCTTAATGCCTGCAAGTTCCGCCGCCTTCTTTGGATTCTTGCCCAGCGCATAGATCAGCGTTGGCGCGTCTTTGGCAACCTTGATAAGCAGGCCCTGTTGCGTCACGTCGAACGTGTCTTGGACGAACGCTTCGGCATCATCAAAGTCAGGAAACGGAACCTTGGCCTTGGCTTCGGTGTACGTCTGGACCTTGGCTTGCCATGACTGTTGCGCCCGTTCTACTTCGCGCTTGGCATCGGCTTCGCGCTGGTCATGCGCCCGCTTGGCGTCGTACCAGCTTTCAAGCGCCGCTTCAAATGCGTCCGTGTCGTAATCGAAGTCATCCAGCTTTGGCTTGGCAGGAAGCGCAGACACTTCGGCGGGCTTATTCAGTTGCGCTTCAAGCTCTTTAATGCGCTTCTGGTTTTCACGGTCACGCTTGCGCAGATCACGCACCCATTCCGGCGCTTGCTCCGGTTCCGCTTCCGGTTCCTCGTCGCCAATCTGAACGACCAGATCGCCTTCCGGTTCAACCGGTGCTTCCGTTACAGGCTCAAGCGTTTCGGCTTCCGGCGTATCAATAACCTCGTCTTCGTCCATGCGCGTAACTCCTCTTTAAGCGCTACCCATATCCCGACCGAGACCGGACATAATCTCGACAGTCTCCGCCCGCGTCTTTTCAGCATCGGCAATCGACTTTTGCGTGTCAGCCATAGCCTTTTGCGTAAGCGCCTGCTCTTTGCCTGCCATTGCCATTGCCAACTGATCGCCCGCAGCCGGTGGCGCTTCCTGCTCGGCCTGTGCAGCCATTGCAGCGCGCTCCTCGTCGTTAGGCTCGATCACGCCCATGCCGACAAGCTGCTTGCGGTAGAACCGGTTAACGTCGGCTAAGCCTTCGCCTTCCGCGTTCATCATAATCAGGCTTTGGATAACCTTGGCGTCTTGCGGATCGCTGGTCATTTGCAACAGGCCGGTAAGCATCCGCACCAACGCATCACGGCGCGATGTGAACGACGGCCCAACGTCTACCGCAACGTCGAAGTCTGCTTTGCCAAGGTCGTTCTTGACCACCTCTGCGCCAGTGTCATCCAGCACCGGCACTGCAAGCTTTACCGTCGAAACGTCACCTTGCTCGCCAATGGACTTCATGGCGCGCTCGTCTTCGACGTAAATATCCTTGGCCATCGATAGCCATATCTCACCGCAACGGCGCATTGCTTTGGCGAAGTTCGACATAAAGATGTAGGATTGCATATCCAGACGCTGATGGATCATCTCGACGGCTTTACCGGAGATGTTCGATACCAACTGTTCCGCACCTTGGTTCATGCCAAGCAGTTCGTTCATGTCTGCCGACATTTGCTGGATCAAGGCGACCAGCACCGGAGGCATAACAGGCGGATCAAGATAACCGACAGGGCCAGCCGGTTGCACCGAACCGTCAGCGCCTTCAATCGAGTTAATCCGCATGAACGGATAACGCTTCAGGTTCGCGTCTGCCCACTCTTGCTGCAAGCCCGCCACTTGCTCGGACAGGAATATCGGCAAGCGCTGCGAACCCAACGCGGCAAGCTCTGCGGTCGTCGAGATGACCATGTTATAAATGCGCTGCGGGTCTTTCGCCAATCGCACCGCGCCCATGCAGCGCTCGATGTTATCGACAAACCACCGCTTGCCGTATGCCGGAACGATGGGGATGTTCTTGCCAGCGATGTAACCGCAGTCCTCAAGAATCCGCGCGCCGCAGAGAATGTACTTGCGCACCTTCTTGCGTTTGACCTTGCGCGCCTTAACCTCGATCACCCCCTTCCGTTCCAGATCGGCCAGAGCTAATTCGATTGCGTCCGCGTCATCGGCATCACCGACTAAGCGTTCGCCCATCTCTTCGAGTTCGTCGTCAGTGTATTTGACCGCGTCACCCTCCTCGGTGGCGAACGTGCGGACAGTCTCGCGGACTTCCTCGACGCGGTAATACTCTGCAAGGTACGTTACATCCGGCGTGTTCCAATCAAAGAACGTAGTGTTTACGTCCTTGGGCCATGTCGCCGGATCATCGCCGTATTCAGCTTTGAACGCATCGCGGGTCATGCTGTAGACAACAAACGCGTGCTTGGCATCGGACTTGTCTTGACGCTTGGCGTTTACGTCAAAATAAACGGACGTATCAGCGTCATAGATCGGCTCAATCCGAATGCGCTGCTTGTCGTTTTCGTCGTCGTATTCATCCTCGTAAACCGTGCGCAGACGCCATGCACCAAAGCCACCGCCAGCAGCTTCTTCAAAGGCGTTATCGTAAGCTTCCTCTGCGCAGCTGTCTTGTTCGTCAGCGCGGTAAAGCCCGTCGCATACGTCGGCTAGATCGTCCTCACTGCCATCCTTAGCCACGAAGTCCACGGTGATACGATTGTTGCGGTATTCATTGATAATCCGCAGAACGCCTTGATGGACCTTGTTGTTTTCCAGCTTCGGGCGGTTTTCGAACTGCTCGCCAAGCGGGCCTTCCCACTGCGCGCCGCTGATCGAATAGAAGCGTCGATCCTCAACGCACTGGCGTCGTTCATCGCGGTTTGCGGATTGCGTAGCGTCAAACTGCGCCTTGGCTTCCGTTAGTACGGATTGCTCGCGTTCGGTCTTGGAAGGTCGCGCCATTTACACCTCTGGCCCGTCTGTCATCACGACGATGGGCGGTTTTGTTTAGCACGGTGTTAGGCGGGTGGCAAGGTCATCACTTTAGCGCATATATCGAGATAACACCTAAGAACATTACGGCAACCGCGACAGGATCATTGCCGCGACAAATAATCCCAAACAATACCAATGATAAAATAAAAGACGCCCTCTCCAAAAAGTAAATCATAAAATTCCCTCTTTGTTGCTGCGAGCGAGTGGGATTCGAACCCACGGATGCCGAAGGGGACGCCCCTTCCTGCCCCTAGTCGCGAACTATGCCTTAAACCTCTCAGCCATCGCGCCGCAGCACAACCCTTATATCACCACTTACTCGCCGTTGGAAGGGGGGCAGCGTCAACCGGCTTCTTAGCCTTCGATGCACGTCGCACGCCTTCACAAGCATATCTTAGCGCATCAATGCAATGGTTGTTCTTATCTGCCAGCTTCGGCAAGACTAGTTGCGTTTGCGGGTCAACCTCAAAGCTGTAGAGCGTCAACTCGTCAATCACATGCTGGCATCGCGGATGCACGATGATGTCAAAGCTTTTGAGAAACTCGACACCTTCCTCGACGGACCGCGCGCCCTTGACCGCTGATAATATCTTGGGAAAGCCATGATTGCGCAGGTAACTAATCGTCTCAGGGCGGCTGCTATCTGCCACCATTGGCCAGCTTTCCGCCTCTGGCACGGTCATGAATAGATCAGGCATTCGGTCGATCTCGCAACCAATCTGCCAAGCCTCATGATCGATGTATAGATTGCGACCATCGATATAGCACCGCAGCAATACGCTAGGATCGATGCTAAAGCCAAAGTCCGCGCCCATGCGGAATGTCACACCGGCAGGCGCGTCAAACTCCTCTACTCGCCAATTACGGAACACACGGGCTTCGCTGTTGCGCTGGTACTCGCCAAGCCAAATGTGTGCAAACTTGTCTGGATCGCGGTCGCGGTCATATTCCAATTCATCCCGCAGCACATCGGGCAACCACGGGTTATCTCGGAAGTTAGCCTGCACGACCATTGCATCAGGTGGCGGAACCGGCCCGCGCAACAGCACGTCAACCGGATCACTGGAAAGGCTTGGGTTCCACGTAAACCACAACTCGGAATTGGGTTTGCGGATAGTCGGACGAAGCAGATCAAGCGAACGCTGCGATAGGCTTTGCGCTTCCTCTACCCATGCAATGTCGAAGCCTTCAAGCGACTTGATAGAATCCGCTGTGTGGTTTTGCATCCCCTGAAAGATGATGATGCCGCCGTATGGGCCTTTGATTAGGGATTGCTGCACATCGAACATATGCCCGACGCCAAGCGCCTCTATCTTGGCTTCGACTAGTCGCTTGACTGATTGCGCCAAGGACTTTTGCACTTCACGGATGCAAACCGCATCAGTCTTGGCCATAATGCAGCGTTCGACCAGCATCTCTGCAAAAGCATGTGACTTGCCAGAACCACGCCCACCATGCGCGCCTTTGTATCGGGCGGGCTCAAGCAATGGCGTTAACCATCGCGGGGTTGCTATATCAAGCTCAGTCGCTTTTGCCATCGACAATCACGCGGCGAATGGTTGTGATGATCGTGCCGCCGTGTTCGACCTTGGATGGCGCATTGTACCCAAACATCGCGTTAAGCTCTTTCACGGCGCTTACACGGGCAGGATGGGGCGCATCAGGCTCTTCTTTAGCAATCGAAGCCAGAACCTTCACGCTGTCTTCACGCGCCCACATGATACGCTCTGCAAGCTGTTCCCGAAGTGTCGATAGCCTTGCATCAATCTTGCTATCTGCAAGTAAACGCGAAGCAGCCTCGTTAACGGTCTTTGGTGAAGCGTTCGGGCTGTACCCTGCAAGCCGATAAGCCTCCGAAGCGTTACCCGTTGTTAGGTATGCTTGGACGAATGCCTCTTGCTTGGGGGTTAGTGCCATTCCCAAGATTTACCCCTTCCCGCTCGTTAATGCAAGTGGGGCCAGCCATTCGGGGGATAGCTGGCCCGTTTAACCCGTTCGGGAGGCTC